ATCTGATAAAGCATATCTAATTTGTTCAAGCGTCATCATGTGCGTGTCCTCTGTTAAAAAATGTTAATCAAGTGTTGACACCTTACATGAATTAGTCTTATGATTCAACTGCCGTCACAACTTGCATTGTGCAAACCGTGACATAAATGGAGACAAGCCTGATGGCTAAAAAAAGTCTAATTGATAACGTGATTTTATATGATGATGTAACTAGTGGGATATGTTGTCCTAATTGTGGTGAATCAGCTTTGCATCACATTTCAGTCACCATGTACAACAGATTAAAAGAAGATGGAGAATCGACCTATTGTCATGCTGAAATTGTTTCACAACAGGGATACGGTGATACAGGGACAACCGCGCTTGTTACACAACATACAAGCAATAATTCTAACAATCCTTCATTAAGAAGGAGCGGTCTTAGAATTGCCCTCGAATGTGAAATTTGTGAAACTTTAAGTGATTTTTGTCTAGCGCAGCATAAAGGACAAACTCATATTTGGATGGAAATTTTAGAGGGTAAATTTTATGGCCATTAATCTAAAAACAACCTCTGGGCTACACGCCAACGGGGTTAAATTGCTCGTGTACGGACAAGCCGGAGCCGGAAAAACTTCGCTAATACCTACTTTACCTAACCCAATTGTTCTAAGCGCTGAGGGTGGCCTGTTATCTATTGCGGATGCTGACGTATCATTTATAGAAATTAGTTCAATGACGGACCTTACAGAGGCTTATGGATGGCTTACTGAATCTAAGGAAGCAGAAGGTTATCAATCTGTAGCACTTGATTCAATCAGTGAAATTGCTGAAGTAGTGCTAAACACGGAGAAGAAGCAAACGAAAGATCCTAGACAAGCGTATGGGGCTATGCAGGAAGCTATGACCGACATCATACGTTCCTTTCGTGATTTGCCGAACCGCCATGTGTATATGTCTGCCAAGCTGGATAAGTCCCAAGATGAGATGGGACGTATTCTGTATGCGCCTTCTATGCCTGGTAATAAAACGGGACAATTGCTTCCGTACTTTTTTGACGAAGTGCTTGCGCTCAGGGTTGAAAAAAACGCGGACGGTGAGTCAACTCGTGCGTTGATGTGTGATTCTGACGGGCTTTGGTTAGCGAAGGATCGTTCAGGAAAGCTAGAGACATGGGAAGCACCTGATTTAGGAACTATTATTAAAAAAATTGGAGGCAGATAATGAAAGTTAAACACAAAATTGAGTGCCCGTTATTCCCTTTCTTTTTTGGGCATACGGTACAAGGAATGTTAGCCAAATCAAAAAACCTGTCTTTAACAGGTGATGAATTGAACGAAGCGGCTAACTTGGCTTTTGAAATGTCGGAAATTGTGGAGGCGTTTTACGATGATACATCGACTAGCAACTGAATGGATTACGGCCAAAGAAGCCGAGCGGGTAGCGGTAGAAAAGCGTAGGGCTATAGAGGATCAACTAAAGCTACACCTGAAAATACAGGAGCAAGATGAAGGCACGATTTCACACAAAGATGATGTTTACACTATTAAGGCTGTGTGCAGGATGAACCGTAAAATTGATTCCGAAAAGCTTTTAGCAATAGCAGGGCAAAACGGCTATGCTGATCAGTTGGCTAATCTTTTTAGGTGGAAACCTGAAGTGATTCAATCCGCATGGAAATCCGCTGATCCTAAGATGATACATACACTCAGCGCCGCCATCACAATGGAACCAGGGCGTCCTTCTTTTTCAATTACAACAATAGGTGAATAACAATGGCATTACTCAACAACGTATTTGAACTTTCATCAGTACCTGAGCGCGAAGAGCGAAACAACGACTTTACGCCAATTCCTGCGGGTTGGTACACGGCTATGATCATGCGTACTGAGATTAGACCCACAAAAAAAGGTGGTGAGATGATTAACATCAGGTATGACATCACAGGCCCTGAGCATGTTGGCCGTGTTGTATTTGGAAACATCAACATCGCTAATGACAACCCAGTAGCCGTACAAATTGGCCACGAGCAATTAGGCCAAATTCTTAGGGCTATTGGCTTGGACCGTTTGCGTGATACTGATGAATTGTCGGGTCATACATTGCAAATTAAGGTTGAGGTGCGTAAGTCTGAGGGTTATCCTGATGCTAACGAGGTGCGAGCATGGAGAGCCGTTCCATCTAGCATACCCAAGTCACCCTTTGCGGACCTCAAAAGCGATCTAGGAGCGGAACCCGCACCTAAGAAAGCGTCAACAGCTAAAGCTAACCCACCCTGGGTAAAGTAACGATTGTCTCCCTCTCTGGCGGTCTTAATGGCCGCCTTTTTTTGAGCTAAAAAACATGAACATTCAAACCTTAATAGATGCTCACCATGAAAATTTACGAGAACCACCGCGTAGTCACTTGGGATGCTCCACGCTCGGACATCCATGTGATAGATGGTTATGGCTGTCGTTTCGGTGGGCTGTGGTGGACAAACCCGGTGGACGAATATTGCGTATTTTTAGAAGAGGCCAGCTGGAGGAACTACAGGCTATTAAAGACTTACAATCCATTGGTTGTAAATTCAGCCATGCCCAGAAGCGTGTGGAGTTCGGTTCTAACGTATCCGGTTCCCTGGATGGCATAATAGAAGGTGGTTTACCTGAGCATGAGTTAAAGCGCTTTGTGGTTGAGTTTAAGACGCACAATAAAAAGTCATTTGATGAACTAGAAAAGAAAGGAGTTGAACTCTCAAAGCTAACGCACTGGGTCCAAATGCAAGTGTATATGTTGGGAACACAGATTACCCAGGCGCTCTATTACGCCACTTGTAAAGACGATGACCGTATCTATACCGAAATTGTTGAGCTAGATGCGGACAGGGCTACGTACTACGTTAATAGAGGCAAGCGCATTGCCTTGTCTGATTCGATGCCTGAACCAATCTCAATCAATCCTAGTTGGTATGAGTGCAAGTTCTGTCCCGCATGGGAGTTCTGCCATCAAAGTAAATTAACCAAAGAGGTTAATTGTCGTACATGCGCTCATTCCACAGCCACAAAGGATGACCAGTTTACGTGCGCCCAATTTAATAATGAGCCTATGCCGGTTGAATGGCAAAGACAGGGATGCACTCAGCATGTGCTACACCCTGATTTAGTTCCTTGGCCCAGATCCGTCAGTAAGGTTGAGGGTGAAGCTGTTTATATTATTGACGGTAAAGAGGTGCGTAACGGTGAGCCGGATGCGTATGTGTTTAGCAGTAAGGAATTGATTGCTGATCCCACCGCCTGTGCCAATCAAGATGATCGGGTGCAAGAAATTCGAGAAAGTTTTAATGCAAAAATAATTGAAAAAAGTGTTGACATTGATACGTAGTGGTCTTATTCTTATATCCAAGCCACGGGGCTAACAACAAAAACACCAACTTGGAGACAGACAAATGAACAATTATAAAATAAAAAAAGTAAACAAAAACGGGCTTAACTTTATTAGAGAAATTCTTGATCAATATCACATTAACCCACAAAGAGCTTGCGAAAAAGAATATGCAAAAGACGTTGAATTTGCGTTAACTGAATTATGTGACCCAATTTTTGAAATAAAAGCATTACATTCCGTAAATGGTTGTGCTTGCTCATGGGTTTTATCAGAAAACGATATCACAACTTATTAAGGAAACACCACCATGACCACACTACTACAAATTGCTTTTATCCTGTCTGTAATGACCTATGCTTTTGTTGGCTTTGTGCAGGGTTATTAAGATGGATTACGAACCCATAAACATAGCAGGACTGAAATACAAACAACCAAAACTAAATTGGTTTAATTGTATGCGCGTTAAGCTGATTGATTGGCAGATTCAGCGCTGTTACAAAAGAACCGCTCAATTGATTGAAAAAGCTAAAAAATTAGAGGATTAATAAAATGAAAACAACTTGGACAAAAGAACAAGAAAAATTGATGGAAATTGAATTGCCGTTAATTGGTGTTCAAGAAATGGCAGTTTTGTTAAACCGCAGCAAATATTCTGTTCGGGACAAAGCAAAATCTATGGGTTTAATTTCTAAAAATGCTAGGGTAAGCAATCGAAGAAAGCCTAAATCAGAGGAGTGTTTT